GTTCAAGCGTTGTAGTGAACCTCGCCACCCGAGAAGTGGCAGCCACTATAGCGAAGGATGAACACGGTTACTTCGTTCTGTCCCCAGGTACAGAACAAGACCCGCATCCATGGAAAATCCGACTCGATCAGAAAGGCGTGACCAATATCGCCACTGAAAGAATTTTACTCCAGATGCAAACAGGCCCCATGAAGGTGGGACCTGGCCACGTTAAAGAAATGGCAATCCCCAATTCCTATGTGGAAGTGGTATCAGACTTTCCAAGGTCTTGTGCTATAATCCACAATGGGAAACAAGGATCACCCAACTTGAGAAACTGCGTATATGGCACGGCATTCAAAATGAAGATAGATGGACAACATCTTCTCTTCACAGCCGCCCATGTATTCAAACAGCTACACGATACAAAAGATGAACAAGGGAAACCAAAACCGGTCTACCTTCGCGTCTGGCGCGATCGAGAGAAATGTGTCAAAGACTACCAACTCCCTCGGGACAAGGTGGTTTTCAATCACTACTCCCCTCCCCAGCACGCTGATCTTATCAGTATGGCTTTGCACCCTGACCTCTGGAGTGCGCTCGGGTTGAAAACCTCTATACCTGGCAAAACGCCTAGGGCAGGCGCACCTATCGAAGTGTATGCCCCAGACCCGGCAAGTCACTGGACTAAAGCGTCCGGAACTATCGTGAAAGTCAAGAAAGGTTTCAATTTGGAACACACTGCATCCACAGCCAGTGGAACCAGTGGCTCTCCCATTTTTAGTAATGGTAGAGTCATAGGTATACACACAGGCGCAAACCCTTATAGGGTTGTGAACAGTGCAACCGCAACAACTACCTTATTGACCGACTTTAAGCGCGAGTCTTCCACTGAGGAAGAAGGCGTTGATTTCTATGCTCTCCAAGAGTTTGAAGATCGAGTCAGTTCAGCACGACAGGACATCTTAACGATGCTTGAAACCAAGAAAGAACGCAGATTCTATGTCTCACACGACAAGAGTGTTATGTTCGACAAGTCCCGAAGCGGAGCCCCCATGATTGCGGGCAAGAGCTGGGCGGACATGGATTCAAGTGACGAAGAGGATTTCTTTTCAAAAGACGACCAAGATTACTTGGATGGCTTTGATGAGGAGTTCAAACACGCGGAGTCCAGCACCCCTGGCAACACAACAATCACGTCACCTCAAACAACACCGGATTTTCACACGTCCCTCGTTGGGTCGAGGGTGACAGTAATCAAAGGGAAAGAAATCCCCACGACCTCCCAGAAGGTTGGCGAGACGCCGAGTATCGGTTTGCAGTCCCCGGACATGCAGGCCCTTCATGGCATGCTCGCTCAAATCAAGGAGGCTTCCGATTCTTTACAGCTGCACAAACAGCTTCAAGTAACGGCAGCATCGTCGCACGAGGGACAACTATTGGCATCCCAAGCCACACTCCGCGCTCTCGAAGCGAAAATTTTGCTACAAAAGCAGAAAAGGAAAGAAAAGAGGAAGAAGAAGAAAATGTTGAAGGCCTCAAAAACTGGCACAAGCCCAGGCTCGACACCAGAGCCACATGGGACAGCCTCACAAGCCAAGCCTCCCGCAGAACCCAAGGTAGCATCCCCTCTAAATTAGAGCAGGAAGAGCTCCTAAGGAAAACACTTCTTCTATACCCGCGGTCTAACCCCCCCTCTGGATTCCAGGGGGAAGAGTTGGACTATGAAACGATTACAACACGCATAGAATTCATTCTAGACTATAACATAAAGCTTTCATCGAAACCCGGTGTTCCATACGCGAACATGGGCGACGACAACAAGGCGTTCATAGACGGAAACAGACAGTTCATTATAGACCTTACCATCCATCGGTTAAACCTTTTAAATAAGGGAAACCTGACGGATGAAGTGAGTCCAGAACAACTTGTCTGGGAGTCATATTGTGACCCCACCCGTGTGTTTGTCAAGGATGAGCCCCATTCCACTAGGAAAGTCCAACAAAAGCGGTGGCGCCTGATTTTCGGCGTCTCCCTTATAGACCAACTTGTGGAGAGGCTTCTCTGCGGCCCCCAAAACAAAACAGAAATTGCAAACTGGTGGACGACCCCGTCCATGCCTGGTCTGAGCCTAACGGATGATGATAGCTTGGCAAGTATTTACTTGCGTGCTATGCACAACTCTCAGAAATATGGCACGACACTCGCGGAAGCGGATGTCACTGGTTTTGACTGGTCCGTCCAGCCATGGGAGATCTACCTCGATGCCGAGGCTAGAATACTCCTAGGCGACATGAGTGGATCCGCTGCACGTATACTTCGGAACAGAGCATTTTGCTTTGTTCATTCGATGTTAACGATGCCGTGCGGAACGCTTGTCTCGCCCACGTGGCCTGGAATCCAGCTTTCTGGCTCTTACAACACCAGCTCAACGAACTCAAGAATACGAGTTTGGATAGCCTTTTTGGTGGGTGCCCGCTGGGCATTCGCCATGGGTGATGACTGTGTAGAGGAGCATGTGGAAGGAGCCCACGAGAAGTATGCAAAGCTGGGACATAAACTTAAAATGTATGAAGAGAAGTCTGACTCTTTCGAATTCTGTTCGCACATGTTCACAAAACAAGGTGCTTACCCAGTTGACGGAACAAAGTCATTGTACAAATTATGCGAGCAGAAATCCATGTCTCGCGAGCTTATGCACCAGTTTGCCTACGATCTCAAGAATTCACCATGGTTGGCCAAATTCATTTCATGCGCGGAGCGCGTTTACGCACTTCGCGAGGAGGGTGGGCGGGCAAAACTAGACTAATAACTCGGTCTACTTTTAACATGCCCAAATCCAAAACCCCAACCATCGTCATCAACATGCCTAAAGCCGCTGTTCGAGCCAAGAAGGCTGCGAAACCGAAAAGGAAACGCAACCGCAAGAGCAAGAACAAAGCAGGTCCCCTGGCCATGATGCTTAAGGAGCCGTGCTCGGCTCCTCTGGCACATGGTTTATATGGGGACATTGTAGGCTTCCCCACGAGATACAAGAGATACCGTTCGTTTTCCTCCCTTGGTGCTGGCTACGCCGTCTGGTTTCCCCAGATGGGCCAAGCTAACACAAACCCAGGGTTGGATCACAACGGAGCCTCTTGCTTCTTGTGGGAGACCGCATTAGCAACAACCCCCCCAACCAACTCGGTGTTGAACCCTTACGGGAACAACGCCTCAGTTGGCTCCGCGAAGACTATCTCTACAGCTGGTGATCAATTCACCCAGTCTTCTGTTTGCGCTTCTCAGCGCACGCTCACAGCGTGCATGAAATTGCGCTATACTGGAAGAATGGATGCTACGGAAGGTGAAGTGGCGGTCCTAACCGGACTAACCATTTCCCAACTGCTTGGCATCTCTGCAGGCGGCGGAGCCGACCTACCTATCGATGTCAACGATGTCTTTCAACTCGCACAGCGAATTGAAAGGCTGAGTCTTGACGGTCATGAAGTACGTTGGCGCCCAAGTCAGTCATCGCACACTCTCATTCAATCTCCAATCCAAACATCGAATGTCGCCACTGGCTCTGCGCTCAAGATCGGCAACAGAAATGCGAACACAACTGTTCCCACTGCTGAAGCCCACAATCTTGCTCCAGAGGCAATTGTAATTGCCTGGCGAGGTCTTTCTCAAGGGGAGAATGTGACCCCTCTGATCCTAGAACATTATCTAGGATTGGAATGGGTCCCGAACCCTTCAGAAGGATTGACCCAGCCGGACAGGGTTGACATTGGACCCTCTGACACCTTTTCAACCATCCTCCGGGGGCTTGACCGCGCTCAATATGCGTGGGACACAGCCCCTCCGAGGGTGAAACATGGTGCGGCCTCAGTAGCAGCAGGCATGGCGCAAGCCGGCATGAGCTACTTTGCCTCCAGAGGAAACCGATTCGAGAGGCTGAACTAACTAAACAGGTTATAAAACTGTGGACCGTACCATGTCCCTAAACTAGGACGCTGGTCAGCGAAACTGACGCCGCCTTTCGGTGGGACCTCATGCAAGAGATTCGTTATGCACCCAGACCGGTCTGGGTTACCAACCGAGGACTTCCAAGTCTTAAACGAGTGCCTCAAGAATAGAGGATAACTGTTTCGGCACCTGGGTCCACCAGGCGTTGGCTGACGATAAAGCCCTACCATTATTATGAAGCGC